AGTTTGCTGCAAAGTGGGGGTGGTATCCTGTCCTCTACACCTTGGCCGGTGAGGACATTCTCAAGATGGATGCGGTCACGAAGCTACCCGTTGGCCACGCCTTCACCCACCTCGCCTACCTCAAAGACTTGAACTTCAAAAGAGAGCAAGCCAGTAAGAACCGCATCGCATGATCACATTCAACAACATCGTCTCCAAGTTTCAGGAGTTCTGCGACGACCACTTCTTCATCAAGACGTTCTCGTATGGCTCGCCCTCGGACGTGGACTTGGAGAAGTTCGAACAGTACCCGCTCCTCCACTTGGTGTACACGGGTGGCGACTACAACTCCCCCAAGGCGAAGACCTACAACCTCGAAGTCTACATCTTGTCTCTGCCTCCCTCGAAGGCGGACAAGGTAGAATACCAAAAGGAGAACATCTCCAACGCCGAGCAGGTGGCCGAGGACATCTTGGCCGACATCCAGAACGGAGGCAACATCTTCCAGTTCGGGTTCCACTACGACCTCGTCAACGCCTCGGTGACACCCTTGGAGGAATCGCAGAGCAACGCCCTTGCAGGGTGCTTGCTTGACATCGCTATCTCGGTTCCCTACACCTACGACTCGTGCAACGCTCCCTTGACAGGCGTTGAGCCCGAAGGCAGCACAACGCCCGCTTTCAAGGCGCGGGGTCTTCTCCGGGTGCGTGAACTGGACGGATCGCCCGACGTGTTGAGCGTGGCGACCATCAACGTGCCCAATGGCTCCCTTGTAGACGACGGCGACGGGGAAATAACTTTGACCTTTGGAGGTGACGCAGACACCGCCGAGAAGATACACTTCCCGGTCAGGAACGACGAAGGGGCCACCATCCCCGCAGGGACGCCCTTGTATTCGCGTGGTGAGATAGGAGGCAGTGAACGCATCTTGGTTGGCATCGCAGACGCAAGCGACCCGGCAAAGATGCCCGCAATCGGCATTGCAGAAACCGAGCTCACGACAACCGCAAGCGGGAAGGACGGGTTCTCCATCATGACCGGAACGTACAACACCAACCTCTCAGGGTTCACAGGACTCGAAGAGAACGACGTTCTCTACGTGGACGCAGGGGGCGGCTTGACCAAAGACAAACCCACGGGAACGAACCTCATTCAAAACGTGGGGGTCGTGCTCAAGACCAACGGCACCATTTGCCAAGGTCTCAAGGTTTCGTGCATCGGCCGGACTAACGACGTGCCTAACCTTCCCGACGGAAAGTTCTTCATCGGCTCGGCTACAAACACCACGGAGAGCGACTACGGCCTACCTACAACCGCACCGAACAACGGAGAGACCCTCGTATATAACGACGTCACGGACAACTTTGAGGGCGGCTATCCTACCTCGTCCGGGCAGGTGTCGACGCTCAGTCTTTCTACGACCAATTCAGTTTCAACGAGTGCTCCACTCTTCCCCGTGCGTTGGGGCCGGGTCTCTGACGGGACTTTGACTTTTACGCCTACCATGAGAGCGGGGTTGGTCATGGGTGTTCCGATTGAAGCAAACGGCCAGACCATCACTTCTCTACCCGTTACACCGGGCTCAACGGTCTCAGTCGACTTCTCGATTGAATGTAACGCGCCCATTGGGACGCTGGCTACGGTCACGATGGGGAGTAAGGTGGGATGGTTTGCCGACTTCACGAACATCGGAACTGTGATACCAGCGGACGGAACCTATAACACCGTCTCCATCGTAGAAGAAGACGTTGTCGTGGAAGCCGTGGCGCTGGCTAATTCGTTCCAATTTAACATCGGAATACTTGCCGGAGGCCCGGTTTTATTTCGCAACGCTCAATGTACAATCACCGTGAACCATGCCTGAACAATTCGAATGGACCGACGCAGAGAAGGCGTCAACGACAGGAAAGGAGCAACTCGAAATGTTTGAGCGGCTCGTCGACTTCGTCAACGCTCGCCTCGCTGAGATAGAGAAGCTACAAGGCGACATGACCGACGTCAAGACCGACGTGGACCAAATCAAAAACGACACACCTAAAACCTCCAAATAATGGAATTTTTTACAGAACACTGGGCAGAAATCGCCCTCGCCGTTATCGCCCTTGCTGGTACTATTACCGGCCTCACGGAATCGACTGAAGACGACAAGATCGTGGACGTCCTCCGCCGCATCGTGAATGCCATCGTATTCGGCAAAGCGAAGTGAAGACCGACGACTTCGATAAGGTGCTCAAGGAGTTTGCCGAAGAGGTAAACCTTGCAGCCAAGCGTACCCTCGGCTCCCGTAAGATTGGAAAGAACCGGTCCTATGGTGTCGCGTCGCGCTCCTTGCAGAAGTCGCTGGAATACAAAATAGGAGACGGCAAGGTGGAGTTCGGTTCGCCACTCCCCTACGCCGCCTTCATCCATTGGGGCGTGAACGGAACCAGACGGAACCGCAACGCCCCCTTCTCTTTTGGCAGCAAGCAACCACCTCTCGAACCCATCATGGATTGGATGAAAGCCAAAGGCATAAAACCACGCGACAAGAGCGGCAAGTTCATTGCCAAGGTTGGGCCAAAGGGTGGGGACCGCGTCAAGAGCGCGGCCTTCATGATCGCGCGAAGCATCAAGCGCAACGGCATCCACGGCCTCAAATACTACTCCGTGGCCCTCGAAAGCATCGTGCCACAATTCACCGACAAGATGGGCGAAGCCCTTGTCAAAGACCTCCTCTCCTCCCTCTCCTTCAAGACGGGGAACATCACCGTGAAACTCAAATAATATGGCCGCAAGAATCTTTGACGACCCCGGCTTCGACGTCAGACCCGCAGGGCAGCCTCTCATCTTCTCAATTGACGACACGAGCACCACGCCGGATAGGTACGTTGTCATCGTCAAACGTTCTAACGTGTACACTGGAGGTACGCCCGTTGAGGTGGCCAAATTCTACCTCACGCCCAACGCGTCAGGGCGGGCCTTCTTTGACCTCTCACCCATTGCCGAGAGTATCTTGGAATACCCTTTGAAGGCGGGAAGTACCGTTGTCCACAAGACGGCCACAATTGCCGACGCAATGGACGGCCTCACCGTGCAGCGGTTCCAAGTGCAGGTCGCCGAATATAACTCCGGCACCGAAGGCAGCGTGGACGACACCGAGGAAGTAGTTGTGACCAACGGCACCCAACAAATCGCCGACGGCCTACATCCCAGTTTCAACGACTACCTCTGGGGTAACGACGTCGGGTTCTTGACTGAACGCCCCGTTGTCTCAAACGTCATCACACACCGAGCCCGCCGTGACGAGGAGATGGTGGTGAGCTTCATCGACGGCGACGACATCGGAGAGGCAAGGACGGGGACGTACAACTTGCAGCAAACCTACACCTCAACCACCGGCACAACGTACACACAAATCATTGGGGTGGCATATACGGGTTCCGACGTTCGAGAAATGCTCCTACAAATCCCAATCGGAGGCCCCAACTTGGAGGCCAACTACGCTACGGTTCCTTTCACCTTGGAAGATACCGCCTACATCGACACCTTCCTAAACCGCACCGACGCCCCAGCTGGACAAATAGGCAACGCCTACCGCGTGGTCTTTGACGACACGAGAGGGTGCCGTAACACGGCCACGCAGGTAGCTTGGTTGAACACCAAGGGCGGGTGGGAGTACCTCCGTTTCGACTCACGAGCCCCCAAACAAATCAGCGTCGAAGGCAAGACCTACCGCAAGACCATTGGCACCTACGGCGAGGCGACGTTCTCCTTTGATCCCGCCGGCAGTCAGTACGACACCTTCGCCAAAACAGGGAAGGAGCAATTCACACTCCAAGAGAACTTCTTCGACGTGAACGAACGCGCCCTCTTGGACTCTCTCATGAAGTCACGCATGGTGCAAATTAGGCGCATGGACGAGGACGTATGGAAGCCCGTCACCGTCAAGACCAACTCCCTCACCATCCAGCCCGCCGGGTCGCAGTTCTACAACGTGTCCCTCACGGTTGAAATCGCCCAAGACATCCGATGCTGAGACTCGTCATAAACAACCAAGACGTCGAACTATACGAGAACGCACCCGTCAATCTCAAGTTCCAGTTCTCCGACGTCGAGAAAATCAACAACCCACTTGCGAGCTACTCGCAGTCCTTCCGGGTTCCGTTGACTCAAAACAACGTCGACATCTTTGGCCACCTCGATCAGGTGACGGAGGTGGGAGGGTTGGACTTGCGGCAGCGTTTGTCGGCTCAACTCTTGTCCGATACCTACCCCATCCTCGACGGGTTCGTTCAGGTGAAGGCCGTGTACCTCACCAAAGAAATCTACCCCGAGGTCGAGTTGGTTTTCTTTAGTAGCGCCGTGGACTTCAAGAGCGAGCTCGAAGGGTTGTATCTCTCTGACCTGAATTTGAACTCACTCAACCACGACCTCACCCTCACCAACGTCCAGTTGTCTTGGCTTGGAAATCTCGACTACATCTACGGAATTGTCGACACTGGGCAGAACTGGACGGCCGACACTTTTGGGACTGAAGAAAGCCCCTTGTCTTTGCCTCAACTGACTTTGTTCGTAAAGGCAAAAGCATTGCTCGACAAGATATTCAGCGAGGCTGGGCTTACCTACGAAAGCACGTACCTCGAAGGCAGCGACTTTGACGACCAATTTGTCATGTACGCCAACGGGTCAACCGTGGTCGAATCAAACGA